TTTCTATTTGTCCGTTACGCTCTACTTCTACTATAACCCCTTGGCTACGTCCTCCGGAGCTATTCCAGCTTACGAAGTCCCCTACGTTTACCTCGTCGGGTTCCGCTCGGTCTTCGTCTTCCTTATAGCCGGCTTCCTCCATTGGTTCGGATTTACCGTAGGTTATAATAATCTCGGTAGCTGTTTCTTCTACCTTCTTTATATGGCGCTCGCTTTTTTCTTCTTTCATATTGTTTAAGGTTCTTTCTGCCCAGCGGTGCATTTCATCACCGCCCCAAGCTGCGTACATTATAGAGCCGCATATTTGCTTACCTTCCTCGTCTTTAAAATTACCTTGGTCGTAAACTTTAGCTCTAGATAAAAAGCTATAAATACGAGGTAAGCGCTCTTTTGTTACTACCTCTCTATTAGCTATTATTCGGGCTGATTCCCAGCCTACCGGCGTACCGCAGTCGGTCCCTTCCTCCTCACGGATTTTTAGAGCTCTCTTTGCGTTATCTACTGCGGCTTGTGGGTAGTCAGTCCAGGGCATTTAGTCAGCGTCTACGTTAGTGTTATCTTGTCCGCTTTGGACCATATTTAAAGGCTGTAGGTATACGTCTCCACCTTCTACCGGGTTAAGGTTCTCTAGGTCCCTAATATCGTTTACCGATAGCCAGCCCCATTGGCGGGCAGTAGCGTAAGCTTCGTACCTTGCCTTTTGGTCCCCTCGCATTAAACCCTCTAGGGTAAAGTAAGCGTAGTAGTTACTTTCGTCCTCTCTAAATAGCTTACGGTTTAGCTCTACCTCCATACGTCTAACGTAAGGCTGTAGACAGTCCCTAACAAAAACTATACTTTGCTGCTCTACGTTAGCTCTAGTGCTTGAGTTCTCAAGGTCCGCTAAGTAGCTCGGAGGTATTCTAAAGATTCTAGCTATTTCGTTTACTTGGAATTTACGAGATTGTAAGAACTGGGCCGCCTCCGGATCTAGTCCTATTTTCTCGTACTTCATACCTTCCTCAAGGATAGCCGTAGAGTGCGCGTTAGCGTTACCGGCTTGCGCTCGGTTCCAGCTTGCTTTAAGTCTCTTTATAATTTCGTTATCTAGTCTACCGGGAGCCGTAATAACCCCGCCAGTATTTGCGCCATTAGAGTAGAAGCGTGCGCCGTACTCTTGGGCCGCTAGCCCAATAGCTACGGCTTCCCGTGCTACCGTTATAGGGCTCTTACCCGTTAGGCCGTTAAAGCTTAACCCTACAAAGTGTAAAACTTCGTAATCTAAGTACGTGTTCTTTTTATCGAATATATAGACCTTTTCGCCGTCTACTATTTTAACCTCTACTAGTAAAGGATTAAGAGGCGTTAAAGATACGGGCCTCCCGGCTCCGTTCATTTCTATTTTAGCGTAGCTGTTGCCGTGCAGTACCAAGTTAGCCGCCATACATTCACGAAAAGTAAAGGTAGAGCTCACGCTATTTGGCTGCTCTGCTAATAGCTTTTGGAGTGGATGGCCTATAGCTTTTACGCGGGTTTCTCCGTCCGCTTTATATACGTTTAGAGGTATGCTAGCTATAGTTTCGCTTATGATCCTTACGGCTGCATAAACAGCGCTAAAGGTTAGCGCGTTATCTTCGCTTACTTGTACTCCCGTTTTGCTAGTACCAAAAAGCCCCGTAAGCCACGCAGCAGGGTTAGCTAAACTAGTGCTGGGGTTTTCCGGGGAGCTTCTAAATAAGCGGGCTAATAGCCCAGGGTTTTTATTTTCTGCCAAAACTTAGAAGTGTATACTTTATGCAAATATACAAAAAAAAGTCTTTACTTCTTGTTTGGTTGCGTTTTTTATTGTATAGGGAGCCTAGTAATTTTAAAACGGTCGTTCTCGTAGTAGTTGCACTTGGAGTTAATAACCTTGGTTAAAGTACTATAGTTTAAGTTTAAGGCCTTGCAAGCTTTGGTAAGTGTCCTAAAGCCTTCTACCCTTCTAGAGCTCTTAGACTCTACTAAAATGATTCTCATATAAATAATATAGCGTTTTCGTATTCCTTTTCTATGCAAGCGGCGCAGGCCTGCGGATCTTCTCCAGCTTCCGTATAAATAGCGCAAGCTTCGCAGTAGTAACCTATCTTAGTAGACATAGCCTAAAAAAGTGTACTGTATAAAGCTCATAGCTTTTAGTAGTAGGTTCATCATTGGGAAAAATAGCAGCCCGCTAGCTACTACGATTAAGAGCGCCCTTGCGTCCTTTTGGTCCTGGGTTATTACTTTCTTTGCCATTGCTTTAAATAAAATTTAGCTTTTTCTAAGCTGTTAAACTTGCGGCTTCCGTAGAAGCTTGGGGTATTCGGTAAGGCGGTAAAAGAGCCGGGCTGAGTCTCTAAGATCTCAGCGCCGGCGTATTGTATTACTCTCTTTAGTTTCATTAGAGCTGCTTTAAGAATTTAGTAAACTGCTCTTCGTTTAGTACGTCTAGCCTCGCAGTTAAAAACTCTACAAAATCTACGCGGTTAGTTTGTAGTACGTAAGTAGTACCTAGCTCTTTTACTATTCTAGCTGGTAAAGCAAAGTAACGCTTATAGCCTATGCTCATTTCTTGAGTTTCTTCTTGTACTTTCTTTAGTGTCTTAGTGATTGCTGCTGTAGTCATTGTAGTTGTTGTTGTTGTTATTACTGGTGTAAATATACGGCTACTTTTTATTTATGCAAACTTTCCCGTAAAAATTTTCATTTTTTTTTAGTGTGTAGCACTCTCCCTCTACCAATATATTAACGCAAGCCCCGCCATTACTGACCTGCGGAAAGGCTACTATTTTTTTATCCATTAAAAAAAAAGTTAGCTTTTTTGCTTCCTCTACCGTCATTATAATATAATTAGGTCCCGCTCGTCGTATATACTGCCGTCCTCGTCCTCGCTTCTATGCTTTATTAGCCATATACCCACAGCCATCGCCCAAGCTTGCGCAACGTCTATTTTATCCGTGCTCTTAGCTTTGTCAAACTTTAAGTTTCCTGCCGGATCACTTTTAGCCTGCACATTACTAACGCACCACCGCAGTAGCCTATTACCGTTATGCGCTATTTGCCCGCTCCTTATCCATATCTCTAGCTGCTTAATAGCTGGGCTCATACTTGCGAAGCCTTGGCCGTAAGGCTCCACCGGTAGCCCTTCCTCCGCTAACGCGGCTATAAGGCTGCTAGAGTTCCACCTATCGAAAGCTATAGCCTTGATATTGTATAAGCTAGCCACCTCGTAAATAGTGTCTTCTATATAGCGGTAGTCCGTTACGTTACCCGGTGTTACTGTCAGCTCCTCCCTAGCTATAAAGTTGTTATAGTCCGCTCCGCTCTTACCTTTCCTTCTATCTACTGCCGCCTCACTTACCCAGCTATAGACCATAGTTTTAAAAGGCTCGTCTTCCTCTACCGGCGGGAAGATTAAAACTAGCGCCGTTAAATCCTCAGTACTCGCAAGATCTAAAGCAGCGTAGCAGTCTCTGCCCTCTAGCTCGTAATCTTTATAGTCCTTACTACAGCTTAGGTAGTCTTCGTCGCTTATCCATCTTACCTCGCTCGTAGTCCATTGGTTCAAGTGTAACCTTCTAAAAGTATTTTCATACGTTACCAAAGCTTTAGCTTTCTTAGCTTGCGCTTCTATATAGTCCGCTTTAATAGTTACACCGAATCCGGGGTTAGCTTTCTTCCAGGTCTTAGGGTTATATATGTCTGCTTCTTCGTCAGCTTCAAAGATATGCGGGTAAAAGGTAGGATCTTCTATAACCCCGTCTCTAACCTTTTTAGCGTAGTCGTATACCTCGTAGCATATACTCTCCTTATTCGTTCCCGCTGTAGATATGCTAAAAAAAAGCGGTTGCCTCCTAGCTCCGCTAGCCGTTTTCATTACGTCGTAAAGTTCCCTATTCGGTTGGCTGTGCAACTCGTCAAACAAAACCGCGTGAGCATTATAACCGTGGGCAGTATCAGCGTCAGCGCTTCGCGCTTGTATAAAGCTCCCGTCTTTAGCTACTATGCTGTTACGGTATACCTTTACCTTATCCATTAGCAAAGGAGACTGTAGGACCATCTGCTTTTGTATTTCGTGAATCATTCCAGCCTGGCCCCGGTCCGCTGCACATACTATTATTTCCGCTCCTGGCTCGTTATCTGCTACCAATAAGTAAAGGCCTAGAGCTGCTAAAAAATTAGTCTTGCCATTCTTACGAGGCCAAAAGAGGAAAGCTTCGCGCGTGATGCGCAAGCCTTCCTCGTTCACGTTGCCGAATATATCGCTTATTACTTGCTTTTGGAAAGGCTCTAACATAAAGGGCTGCTTCGCTAGCTCTCCTTTCGTGTGCGTAGTAATGCGCTCTATAAACTTTATTACTCTCTCTGCTTTGTGTTTATCGTACATAATTATAGGCCGCAGTAGCCGCTATCGCATTCGTTAAATTCCTCGTCGAATAGTTCTATTTGTGGCTTCCACTTTATAAGCTGGTTATAGGTAACGTCGCTTCTAAAAGTATTACCGTACTCTTCTTCTAAAGCTGCGAAGCTTTCTATTTTAGCGGGCTCTTTTTGGTGCATCTTTTTAAGTAGTAAAGGGCTGCGCCACCAACAGCCTACGCAGTTATTCATATAAGCAAATCTTACCGGCTTATCTTGCCAGTACTGCTCTATAGAATCTTTAAATAAATTAGCTTCTATTAGTGGAAAATCCGGCTTGCAGTATTCTATAGATTTCCATTTATTACGCCCGTCTTTATGTTTACCTACTTTTATTTTTACTTCGGTCATTCCGTTAGCGTTTGTTTTTTCTAGCATACGTTTAGCGCGTCCCTTTTCATTAGCTCTATATCCGAAGCGCATACTAGCGGGACCTTCTATATTTTTATAGCGCCATTCAGCTATAGGTATAGTCTTTAGCTCAGTAGTGCAATACCTAGTAATTTTATTAGGAAGGTAGCCCCCTTTATTTTTTATTACCTGCTCGAAAGTTGGGCCAGTTATCCAAGTTATAGGCCTGCCTATATACTGCTCTAAGTCTAGCATAGTGTAAACTATAGTATCCATTTCAGCAGTACCAATAAAAGGCGCTTGAATTCTATCTTCTACTAGCTGCCTTACTTTCTCGTCTTTAAACTTACAGCTAGGATCGTCTACCCTTACCAAGCTAAATACGTCGTAATCTGCTGGGTAATTAGCCGCTATATAGCTGCTAGTCTTACCACCGCTTAAACTGTTTATACTTTTCATTAGCTTACATTTCTATAATATCGTCTATGTCTAAAGTTCTGCCCTCCGGCCTCTCTAGCTTGGATCTACTAGCAGGCGTTAAACCAAATTCAATTAGCATCATTCTAATACGCCTCCAAGCGTCCGCGCTTTGCGCTGCCGCTGGATGCGGCTTTAATACTTTAGCTCCATTGCTCGCGAAGGTTTCATATATACGGCCTTCCCTTTGTAGCTTGAGTTCTGCGCTATACCATTCCT